TACGAATACGAATTAAATAAATCAACAGGCGAAGTAGAAAAAAGATTTATAGATGGATTTGAAAAGCCTAACGGAGAACAATTTGGCAACGAGTCCAACGCAGTTGAGTCTTAAGAAGTTAAAAGAAGATGGTTATTTAGTTGCTATCACAGAGCATTGGAATCCATTCGCTAGAATACGTCAAGACTTATTTGGTTTTATAGATTTACTTGCAATTAAAGATGGTCAAGTGTTAGCAATACAAACCACGAGTAAATCAAACATGAACGCTAGAGTTAAAAAGATTGGTGATTCAGAACACATTGGCAAAATAAGAAAATGTAATTGGCAAATAGAAGTTTGGGGATGGAGTAAGAATAAAAGCAATCGTTGGGAATTGAAAGTGATTGACGTATCATGAGTCCACATCAAAGACAATATGAAGTGCATGGTAAATCAGTTAATCTAGAAAAGTTCCGTATCCATATCCTAGATGTAATTGAGAATGATGAATTAACTATTCCACAAATAGCAGAAGCACTAAAGACAGACTCTAGAAGACTCATGGGCGTGTTGTATAATATGCACGCACTAGGTTTAGTTCATGTCAATAAACAAAACAGATTTCTTATATTCTCTAAAGTCAAAGTGCCAATGCTACAAGAGATATTTCACCCTATGCCAGACTTTAGCGATAGGATCAAAAGTATTTATATTCATTCAAGCGAGGAATAGATGCACGCAGATAGATTAAAACAGATACTTGATGATTGGGCTTTATGGATGCACGCACCTAGTAGCAAGCTAGGATATCCTAGTAAATCATTGGGTATGATTAGCGGTGGAGAGTCAACCCATGATGCTTTTGAGGACATGGTGTCAGAAATGGACATGACTAACGTTAGAACGATAGATGCTTGCATATCAAGCCTTGAGCCAGATCAAAGAGATGCTATCTACGCTAGATATCTCAAGACTTCCAAGTATGATGACTATGATACGCAGTTGGCACTAGCCTTTGATAACTTACTAACTATGGCTTCTAGGCGTATTGTCGCTTGACAGATCAATATGTTTTATGCTATAATTCGCCTGTTGGGATAGTCTCGCCCATCATCTCCGTAATACATTTAAGCCCTTGTAAATAAAGGGCTTTTTTTTGGATATTATATGAAGAAACCGACAACGAAAAAAGGTAAGTTAGCTAAAGTAGCTAAAGTCATGGGTGAATTTAAGCGAGGTAAGCTTCATTCAGGCAAAGGCGGAAACATTGTCAAGGATACAAAACAAGGAATTGCGATTGCCTTATCAGAAGCAGGCATGTCAAAACCTAAAAAACGCAAATAATTGTTTTAAAGTAAATCTTACAACCTTAAAAAGAATTGTTAATAACCCTATAATAACAACGCCTATTAAAAAATCCAAAATTAGATTTTCGATTGCTTTTTCCATATTAAATCCTTTTTAGTTGTTTTTTAATGAAATTAGTAGCCTCTTTTTTAGTAGGCACAAATAGATAGTTTTTAAGACCCATATTATATTTTACCATGTCATTGACCCATATAGCTAGGTCATGACTAGAAAAACGCTTTATAGTGCGTTCCTGTGTGTTTAAGACATACATTTTAGTCTCCTTGATAGTCAATAGCGTTTTTAACGGCATATTCGATAAGATTGTAAAGTTCCTCACCATATTCAGTATTGCGAGTGCCATCTTGAATGTCAGGATCATGCTCGATACATTTTTTAGCAATTCCAAAATGGTCTACAATATCAAAATAAACTTCTTGAGTGATATTGCATACTTGATCTAGTTCTAAAATGTTAATGGTCATTATAGGTTCTCCTTGTAGTCTATAAATAATTCTAAAGCTAACTCTTCGGCTTCGTTATCGGTCATAGGGTCGCAATAAGACATATCATATACTAAACGATCATCTACAAAAAGCATGAAATGGTTAGTATCAGAGTCATAAGAATAGGAATAATTATTCATTTTGATTTCTCCTTAAAAAATGCTTTTTGTAATTTGTCTCCATAAGGATTGGTTTTAGCTTTATTTGTTATTTTTACAAAAATACCATGCCTAGAAAATAATTCTAAAGCATCGGTTAAGTTATCTATTGATGTAATATCGCCTTTATATTTAATCATGATAAGTTCTCCATTTCTGTATTAAGTTCTTCAATGGTCATATTTTCTAAACCTTTGAAGCCATACATAAGCAAGTCAAATAACATAGAATCATTAAATTCTGTATTAGTATGACATAAATTAAGGTTAGCATTAAGTAGGTTTTGAATAAGTTCTGTGCGATTCATGATTAAGTCTCCAAATTAAGTGCTTCATCGTCTGTAAGCACGTTGTTATAGTTAATAGTGACTAGCTTTGTGTCATAAGATATATTTAAAGCGTCACAAATATCATTCCATGTTGACTCATTATGAAAGTCTTCAGGATATAAGTTTAAAATATTCATTAATTGACCTCCAAATTAGAAATTTCAGTATTGAGTTCTGATAACTGATATCGCATATCATCTAAATACTGATTAATTGTAAGATAACCGCTGGGTGTAATACCTCTACTGACATCTTCTAAATTGATGTCAATAGCGTGTAACTGTTCTGTAATATAGTCTAGTTCTATTTGCATGATGTATTCTCCTTTGGTAAGATCATTCCTATTTTGGCATTTTCTTCCTTTGCATAGTCCATAGCGAATTTAAAAAGCTCGTTAGCATCTTTTTCGCTAGGTGCATAATAATAGACGCAATTCGCAATAGATGATAAAAGACCAGCTAAAATTGCATGATCTGGATTTTCGTTATGTAATGAGATATTTTCAAGGGCGTTTAAACCCTCGTTATAACCAATGCTAAAGTTTTCGTTAATCATTATGTAGCCTCCTTGTAGTTGTTAATTATGATTATGTTTTCATAGTCTGATTTTATATCTTTTAAATCATTTATAGACATATATTCAAGCGTTCCCTTATAAATTGAATTATTGCGATGTCTACACGATACTAGAAGCCTTTTAAAGTATAAGGCGTGATTATTGGCTATATCATAAGATGTCATGTTATAGCCTCCTAAAGTTGTTTAAAGCATCTTCAAGTCTATGAGTGAATATAATATCTTTAACACCCATTGAGACGCTTTTATATTGTTTTAATAATGCTTTAATCTCTTTTATAGATAACTCATTATCATTAAGACGCTTTATAACGTCTTTATAGGGTAGATTGAATAGTTCTGTATTATTCATGATGTAGCCTCTTTATTGTCAATGTAGTGAAGTTTATATTCTCGCATTAAAGACATAGCTAGATCGCTTGCCTCTTCTGCAAAGATAGATTGATACATATTAAGAAAACCTTGCCAATTATCTTCTGATAATTCAGGGTCTAGGTCTTCTCTATCTATGTATTGATAAAGCGTATCATTTAATAAGTCATCTATTGTTTGCATGGTGTAATCTCCTTATAGTAAAAATATAAATAGAATCCAGCTATATAAGCCTATAAAGCCTAGAAAAGCATAGATAAAGTGTTTAAGTAAGTTATTCATAAGTAGCCTCCTCTTCTAAAGAATAGTATTGATCTTCTAATTGATTTTTTTGTAATGTTAACTCTTCTATCATTACATCAATTTCAATTAATTTTTGTCTTAAACTTTCGGCTTGATTCATTGTAATTTCTCCTTAATGTAAAGATTGATATATAAAATCAAGATTATCAGGGCTATAAAGCGTCTCTGATTCGAATTTATTGACAAGATATTCTAGAATGTAATCTGATAGAATGTCATCTTTATTTGATAAAGCCTCTTCAAAGGTATAATGAGACATAAAACCGCTTCTATGAGTAGTTCTATCTTTAACATAATTTATAAAGTCTTTATCATTTTTAAACATTGACATCAATAAAGCATTGTCTTTATCTGATATGTTGCAATTAATAACATCTGTTGAATAGTTATAAAATTGAGGGCTTACAAGTAATAAGTCTTTAAAGTCTATGTCAAGATCATAGTTATCATGAATCCATGACTTAAAATCATCTGTAAAGACTTCTATATAGTCCTTAAAGATTGTCTTATAGTCTATGTTATCTGATATAGAATCATAGTCATAATAACCGCTATCATCGGAATAATAAGAATCAATAGCAAAGTTTATATTGTCATCATGGATAGAGTTATAGAACCCATGAAAGCGTATATTGGTATTTATCATGATAAAGCCTCCTTATTTAATTTAAGAATCATGTTATCGGTATATTTAAATGTTGTCTTTAAGGCGTGTATAGATCGTTTCAATGCTTCTGATTCACTCGGATAATCTCCTAGCATATAGGCTTGAAACGGATTTTTTACATTACTTCTTAAAATCTTTTCATAGTGATTCATAGTTAAGTCTCCTAGTTAAGTAATAAGTAATAATACATAGCTTTATAATGTTGTCAAGTATTCTTTAAACATTCTTTTAGCTTCTTTGATAGAGTAAAAGTAATAAGTCTGTTTAATGTATTCATTACCAATAATGTCAGTTATGGTTATAGATCCGTTATAGTTTATAGTTAAAGACATATTAAATACTCCTGTTATATTGTCAAGTTTAAATAAAACGTAGTTATAAAAGGGAATCTATATAATTCCCCCTATAACGTATGTATATTAGTTAAGATTCTGTAAGATGTAAACGCCCTCTTTAATCTTCCTTTCAGTCTCTTTAGTAGATTCATTAAGGAATGTAGATCTATGTTTGGAAGTAGTTCTAGAATAATTCCAATAAACAGGGTCAAGGATTGTCTTTCCGTCTTCAATCTTAACTATAATAGATTTATAGGATTGGAAGTAAGTAGCCTTGTCATCTTCTATAATGAATTGATTAGCTACAATGTTGCCGTTATTGTTTACGATATTAGATACTTTCATGTTTAAGTCTCCTTAAGTTATTTGTCAAGATTGACAATGTAATAATATCCCCATTAAATAACTTGTCAAGTATTATTATTAATTAAATTGTAACAAATTGTAACAGGATATAAAGTCCTGTATATATAAAAGGAATACATAGTAATGAATGAAGAAGATAATATCCATGTTGACAACGTGGTCAATAATATGGTAAGCGATGACATCAATACTATAAGCGATGTAGAGACAATAGAACCCTCTAAAGACTTGATCGAAAGTCCTAGCAAAGCTGGAAGACCCCCACACCTTCCAAATGCGGACACCCGAAATAAAGTTTACACATTATCTACAGTAGGCACACGCCATGAAGATATCGCATCCGTATTAAACATATCACACGATACACTTGTCAAGTATTACAAGGAAGAACTTGACAAAGGTCGTATTGAGGCTAACGCTTCTGTAGCAGAGACTTTGTTTAAGCAAGCTAAAGAAGGCAACACAACAGCTATGATCTTCTGGTTGAAGTCTCGTGCCAAGTGGAAAGAATCAACACAGCATGAGATCAGTGGGAATCCAGATGGCACACCTGTAGAAGTTAAGATTGTGACAGGAATAGAATAGACCCACACCCCCTTGTTTTTTAAAAATCGAAAAACCAGAATTATTTAAAACGGCAGTACCCAAATTTTTTATAGGATATTATTATGGCAGGCTTATTAGAATATTTAGACGCATTACGCAGATCCTCACCTGTAGATGCAGGTCAATCTCCAACAATGACTGAAGCAGAAGCTGCACGATTAAGCCAGCTTCTCATGCAACAACAAATGGATGAGTTTTCTAGACAAAATGCTTTTATGTCTAATCCAAGAGCAGTACCGTACTACCAACAAACAAATCCACTAGGTAACACAATGACTAACGTACCTCCACAAGCAGGTGGTATGTCTGTAAGTAATGCAAGACCACCTATGGATTTAAGCACACTTTTAAGAATGATATCTAGATAAGGAGAAAGCTATGCCAATGGTCGGAAAAAAGAAATTTGCTTACACAGAAAAAGGTAAGAAAGAAGCTAAAGAATACGCTAAAAAGACAGGCAAAAAGATGGCTGCCAAGCCTGCTAAAAAAGGCATGAAGAGTGGCTACTAAAGGTCTATACGCTAACATACATGCTAAACGCAAACGTATCGCTGAAGGCTCTGGCGAGAAGATGCGTAAGGTAGGTTCTAAAGGTGCACCTACTGCAAA